GAGCACTGCCATGTCTTCCCATACGGCCTTCCTATAAGGAAGGAAGAAGGAAAGTCGAGTTCCCGCGCAATATTTATAGGCGGGATCGACTATCATTCACCGTTAGGAGAAATGTTTCCTCCACAGCGGACATATTTTAATCCGCGATTCCCTCTATTGAAGAGGGGACCCAACGGCGTGTTAGTGCAACTGCGCCGTGCAGTGCAGAACGCTCTAAGTGAAGAGCATCCCTAGAGCCCCAGAAGTTTTTCAACATTCTAAGGTTTAGGAGGCTTTTCTGGAGCGCGGCGTATCCGTCCAATACATCAGTGCGATATACTGGTGCGGCGACCCAGGCCCTTACTTCGGGCCTTTGATACCGCGTATTCGTACGCGTTCGCACGAATGGGAGAAAATCTCCCCAGAGACGCCCAAGGGCAGGACTTCTAGCGGAAACAAAGGGTAATATACCCAAATGTTTCTCGACCTCTTTAAACATAAAGGCCGAAGTAAGCGGCATCTCAGTCGTAAGAAAGAGATTAGCCGTCTTAACCCATGAGATAATCCTGTCCGCTTGTTGCCTGTTCTCAGGGAATGGCTGACGTACGTAAGTAGGTGTAACCAACTTACCATCGTACCAATCCTTCCCGCAAGACTCCCTGAACTTTCCAGTCCAGAAGGTCTTGGAGTCATTTACCTTGCAGTTGTATCTACGCAGGTAATCGAGAACAGTTCCCACATGGAGTGTAGGGACGATTATATCGTCACCATACACCCAGACACCGCGACTAGCCTTAAAAACGCTAGACGCGCATACTGGGAGTTGTAAACTTTTCAGGCAAGCCGCTACACATATAGTGTAGAAATACATCGACTCGACTGGAAAGCACAAAGCACTTCCCATAGAGGCAAACTTCCGAAGCGAGATAATCTCGCCATCAGGAAGCTGAGCCCTGGTTGAACGACATGCGTCGATGCCATCACGAAAATCGGGATAGGCGTCGAACATGCGCAAAGCCAGATCACGCGGGACGCGGTCACTAGCTTCACTAAGATCGATCGTTGCTAATCGACCCGTTCTAGAACCAACCCTCGCCAGATCCTGGTTCACGTCTTGATTTAAAAAATTGACGTGTCCTTTTGAGAACCTAGAATGTTCAATCGCATCAACTAATAAATCTTTGATGCCCTGCTGTGCATACTGCATACAGGTAGGTTCTAAGGCGATAGTTCTGGGTGCTTTGAGAGTTTTTGGAACAGTGACAACCTTTACAGGCTGTTCATCTTGTTCTGGCACAAGAGTAACTAACTCGGCCTCCTCTGAATCGTGTGCGCTAGTATTATAAGCACACTCGAAAAGAGGGAAGTAAGCGTCGAGACGCTCGTGCCATAACCGCCACCGATACTTGGTATTACCATTGTTTCGGTCGGCGGTTCCACCGGGACCGTGTTTAGGAAAAAACTCCCCATCGCGTAAGCGATAAATGAGAGAGTCCCACAACACAGAAGATACAGCAGAAAATTCCGCAATATCTTCGCTCGTTGGGCAAAAACTATCAAAGGAATGCTCGATTTCGACAAATGCAGTGATCGCAGATCGCTCCCTTTCGGGGGTACAATCCAGCTCCACCTTTTTGAAAGCAAGACAAATTTGTCTGATGCAACCAATATAGTGGAAAAGATCACTGTCAGAAGTTGAAGTTTGTTCATAAATCCTCCCAGTCTCACGGTTGAAGATTTGACCGATAGCACCTTGCAAAAATGCAGGGATACATCCGGCTCTTTTGTACCTTTTAAAGTACCGAAAGGCCGTCGGGTCAAATACCCCAGTAGAGAGGCTTCTTTCGAAGACACTACAAAATTGGGGGAGGGTTATCGTCAAGAATGATAACCCTTGATCTTCAACCCGTGACCTGATTAGTTGTAGGTCACGTAAAGAAGAGACATCAGTGGGACACTGGGCGCACGCGTCTTGATAAACGCGCGTCACCAATTTCAGGTAATTACTTACGTTGCTTTTCAAGTCGCCTCCAATAGGAGGGTTAGACTTCAAGCCACGGCTTGTTTTGCCTGGAACCGGTAAATTTAACCGGGTGTAACATGAATTGACTCTAAGCGGAGGTTTTTCCTCTCTTCTTAGAACGTGTCTTAGCAGGCAGGAGTAAAGTGCGAGCAGATTTATTTAAAGAGCTCGCTATCTCCACATCTGAGACAGCAGACACCTGTTCAGGTGTAAGCAGTTCTCTGATCAGTTTTGCCTGAGGACCCTGAGCGTTAGAGATGCCGATCAAACGATCGACATCAATACCGGCGGATTCGAGCGCATGAAGCGCATCGTTCGCATGTTTCAGGATCGAAAGAAATGTTTTCTTTTTAGACATGTAAGCTCCTTTGGCTAGTTTTCCAGCCCAAAAAGCTTGTCGATTGCTGCGTTAGAACTAGCAGTCAACCAGCCTGTTAAACAGGTAGTCAGATCTCGAACCTGTGCTTGAGTGAACCCGGTAACGGGTCTATCAATCACAAGGTAAACTGCGAGATTCTCAAGTTTGAGATCCGCGTTTGTATCGAGAAACTGGTCAAGTCTCAAAAGAGAACGGACGTTTCCGCCCTTCTGCTGATGAGATATAGTACCGACCAGAGATCCGTCGACCTTACGGTAAACGGATTTATTACCACTAGAAGAAACTCGTGGTAAAGTCTGAGCAACGGTTGCAAGTGTTACATTAGGTGGTGGATCGGCAAAAGCCATGGTTAACCTTCCTGAAATAATAAGGAGTTAACTGTGGTCACTGCAATGGTTTCCAAGCCAGTGCATAGCTGAGGACCACAGAGAAAATTCTAACCGATTGGTCTTAAAAAACTCGCGTCATGTTAACATTACGCGAGAGACCTAAAGCCGTTAGAATCGCCCATTGATTGGCAGTTAAATTTTTGCCAGTCAGACCAAAAGTATATGGGGTATCAGACACCTTTCTCTGCTTTGTATCGATTAATCGAGACCACTGCAGAGTAACACCACCGCTAAAAAAATTAAAAAAGTGATCCGAATAGATTTCTCGGATCCGGTGGTGCATAAGGTATAGATCCCTGGACAGCCAACCATCAAGGAACATCGCGTCGGCGGTTTTAATATTCTCGCCTACACGAGCGAACCAATCGATGGCCCAAGTCCAAGGAATAGCCCTCCAAACGTGGATCGGGTTGACACGGCCTCCGGTAATGGTTAAAAACCGACGGAAGTCGTTGAACACGGAGTCATAAGACCCCATGGTCATGTCAAACTCGGGACGGTAATACTTATATTCCCCTTCGGACCACACAAGCGTTGAGGATTTATCCCAAACGTCCATGTAGCCCTTACAGGAAATACCGTCCAGCGTCATATCGCGACACAAACCCATGATATTAGAACCAGAAGGTTCGCAACCAGGGGAATAGAGTCGCTTAATACGCGTTAAACTATCCACTTTAGGAAAAACCTTCTTCCTTTTAACCCACGTATTGTTCATAACAGAAATATCGTGAACATACTGCTGGGAAAAGATGACGGCATCACATAATTTAAAGATGTCGCCAATAAAAGGAAGCCATCCAAATTGGATGTTGAGAAAGTCTTCAGCAGCCCTAGTGGGATGCATGAACGGGGTGTGACGAGCGCCGCCTGCTCCTCTCCAAAGATCTTGGAAGAAGTTTGCGGTCTGTTGCATCTGCCTCGGCATATCGCGGAATTCGTAAAGAAAATTCGCGAGAGACGCTTTCTCAATTGGGGACGCGGAAATTCGCGCGTCGGGTTCATATTCCTGCGTGGATGGGAGGAGAGGATTCCCGAACAAAACTGGACCACCACCGGACGCGTATTGCGTAACGGTGGGGTCGTAAGTAAGATCGGGATTGGTAAAAGAACCAGTGTACTGCCACCAACTATTGGGCCCGAAATTAGGGTTACCAAGAGAGGAAAAAGTACCACCTCCTCTGACTTCCATCCCCGGTACTCGACACTTAATTGAACAGAAAGGACCACCGCCCCTAAAGGTCTTGGAACCCCTCCTTATAGGAGGATTTATAGAGTCCCAAGTACGCTCAAAGAGCGAAGAAGGGTTGGCTCCCGTAGTGTTTACAGGAGTGTCCTCCGTTAAATTGCCATTTGAGAACTTTTTAAAGCGCCCAATGGTATAAGGCAACTTACTGGGTTTTCCCAGGTGGGTAATCCTTTCTCGGAATCGAGATAACGGAGCAGTCATAGAGTATCACCTCATATACTAAAGTAGTGTCCATCACTGAACACTCA